GCACTTGCAGATGTAGATGCTGCTAAAATTTTACTTCCGTTTTCTAATTCAATATTACCTTTATTCCAAACTAATACGCCCTGTTGCATCCACTTAGGAAGATTCTCATATGCTGTTGCAAGTCTTGCTAAAAGTTCTCTAGCAGTTGCTGCTTTGTTTGCAAGAATACCAATATTGACACTATCATTAAAAATAAGATAATGAAGAAGATATGAAATAACAGTTGTAGATTTACCAGTCTGTCGTGGCATCTTACAGATATTAAATCTGTTGTTATGAAAATTATTAATTAATTTTTTCTGAAAATGATATGGATGGAACTGTGTCAATCCTTCATCCAGAGAAATAATTTTTATATAATTATTTGCAAAATATACGGGATCTTCTTTACACTTAAGGAATTCAATGATTTGTTCTTCACTAAATTCAATCGGCGTATTTGCTTTTTTTAGGTTGGGATTACCTAGGTATACACTATCAGTCATAATTTAAATACGAAACTATTTTTCGGAATTACTATCTAAAAATCCTTTCTTTAACATTTTTGATAAGTCTGAGGTAGAACCAATAAACACTGCATTGTTTGTGACACTGCTAGTTTTACTTGTTGATTCTTCATCTACCTCTTTTACCTTTTTCTGAAGGTCCATTAATTTATCAGTCGTATCAGCAACTGATTTAATGAGTTGACCTGCAACTTCGTATGCTCTGGGACTTCCACCTTCGCTGGCAAGTTCCATTATACCATTTAAAGTTTCCTGACCTTTTTCAATCAAAGAATATAAATTTGCTCTGGTATAATCATAATCCTTTTTAATATCCTCTGGTTTTGATGCAGATTTTGGAGCAGCAACATCAATAGATTTAGGTGTTTTATCAACCTCAACAATGCTGCTCTCAACATTAAGTGCTTCATCTAAATTATCATAGTTATTTTTCATATCAAATTACAAATCTATTTGTCTTGTAGGACTGAGGTCTTTTGAATCACCATAATCTGTCCAAGTTTCAGAGAACCCAAAATCATCATTTGGTCCTGCATCCGATGGATCTGGAGTAACGGTATATCTGACCTCTCGTTTTGCAGTTTGAGTATTTGTGCCAGAATGTTGATCGACAATAACTTTTTTGATAAGTCCTTCTGTGCTTTCGGCAACCGGACCAAACAAATAAGTTTTTGCAGTGAAACTTAAAGTGTATATCAATGCTCTTCTACTCTCAAAAGATCCTTCATAGTCATCTTGGAAAGAAATATTTTCTAGAACTATGGGTATGTCTCTTTTTTCTCCAATAGAACTTATTAGATCTACTGTTAAATTAAATGATGGTTGAAAAAATGGAAGTATCTGTTCAATAATTTGCAGGGCATCATCATTCAATTTACTAAAAATACTTAACTCAAATCCAATATTATAAGGAACAGGCATAAAAACTTTTTTGAAATTTGTCCCATCTGATGCCTTGAATGTTTGTGTTATTCCCGATTTTCTTGTAGGATCATATTGAATATTTGTCATCTCAAATGACATCCTTGGCAAAGTTATGGCAATTGATTTTGATAACTCTGCTTGTTCTTGAATTTTTGCCAAATACTTTTGTTGTGGTCCATATGCCAAACCAACCTTAATATCATCAAGAATCGTTCCATCAGATTTTTTGTGCTTGATATTAATGTTATTAAACAAAGTTCCGAAAGAAATAATTGTCTTTCGTATTATTTCATGGTAATAATAAGTTCCTAACATTAATATTCTCCGAAGGGATTACTTTCACTAAAATCTAATAATGAATCTGCTTCCAATTCAATTTCCTCATTGGAATCAGAGGGTTGATCATGACTATCAAGATCATGAGTCTTTATAGTATATGTAGCAGTTGATATAGATCCAACGATAGTTTCACCTTCAAAGAACTCTCCCGTATTGAGTGATACTCTCAGTTTGGTTTCTCCAATAACTGTTACGGTTCCTGCAGTAGAAACTTGAATACCAGAATCAAAGTCTTTAACAATAGCAGTAACTCCAGAACTTTGACCCGTGATCGTTTCGTTATAGTAGAAAGTTCCGATACCAGAAGTAGGTCCAGAGAATTCAAGACTTATTGGACCGGATGTATAACCAATACCAGAGTTCAGAATTCTTACTGTATTGATTCCGGCACCGGCAGCGGCAGAAGATGTGAATATTGGATTAAGAACAGCAGTATTGATTCCTGATGGAGGAGTAGCAACACTAACATTTGGAGTAAATGAGTATCCAGTTCCGGCAACACCAACAACAACTTGCTGAACACCAAAAGTAGTAGAGATAGAGCATGTTGCAGCAGCACCAGAACCCCCACCACCAGCAATTGTAATGATTGGTGCTACTGTATATCCAGCACCAGCATTTGTCATTTCAAGTCTTAAGAGTGAAGTGATATTAGCTCTCTGAGTTGTAATGGCAACCGCAGATGCTCTATGTCCACCATTTGGTGCATCCGAGAAAGTAATGGTAGGTGCTGAAGTAAATCCAGAACCATCATTATTTAAGAATATATTAGTGACACGACCACTTGATACTCCGACAGTTGCCTGTGCAGTTTTGCCAATTCCAACAAGGTCAATTGTTGTAATATAACCTTCATCTTTCAGTTGATTATCAACTTCAGCAATACTAGTATCAATAAACTCATTTTCATATTCAAACAGTTCACAACTCAAATCATAAGTATAAAGTTTGCCAAGTTGATAAAATGGTTTTTCATGTTCTACTCTTTTTATTTCAAACAATCTTTCTCCAAGAGGAAAATAAATCAAATCCCCTTCTTTTGGTCTTGTAATTAAATCACCAAAAGTATATTCCGTAATTTGACCTTCTCTAATACCAGAAGAAATTCCTTCAAGAAAAGGAGCAATAAATTCCTCAAATCTTTCTCTAGATAATGTAAGATTTACTTCATTCTTCAATCTTAAACCAAACTTTGTCATTATGTCGCTGTCTGGCGCATAACCATCAACATTATTTAAATATGCTTCTATAAGAAAACTATCATCAAATTTTGATGATTGGATTTCTTTGATAATATTATCGGTTTTAAATATTTTTCTTGGGAGGTAGTATACCTCTATGCCATGAATTTGTATGTGCTCATTAACTAAATCCTGCATGAGCGATTGCTCACCAGTACTACCTTGCAAAAAATAAGAATTTAATACCATGATAACTATCCGATTAAATCAAGAGGTGGTAGTTCATATTCTGATGACATTCTTTGCTTTATGTCATCTAATTCTCTCAACGCATCGTCATACAATTCTCTTCCATTAAGTTCCAATCCACCTGGAAGTTTTGCACCTCTAAATTTCAATAAATTTTGTCCCCACTGTTTTTTTATAAGAGCAGTTAAATATTTCTTCAAAAAACTATCATTATACACATTAGTAAATGTGTTGGGATCTAAAATTCTATAACAATCAAGAATCAAAAAAGTATCTTTCTTTTCTGATTTCCAATCAATATCCAAATACAATCTATTTTGTCTTTTATTAAATCTAATCTGCTTATCGGTGCTCAGTAAAAATTCAATATCTTCCAAATAAGTTTTTACCATTGAATATTGAAGAAGTTCTATTGAATTGAACTGATATATATCATTCAAAAATAACTGATATTTAATATTAAACATTCCATTTGATATAGTGCTACTATCAAACCTAAACACCTTTTCAATTCCAATAACCGAATCTGGAACTTGAAGGAAATTAGAATTTTCGTAAAAATAATTAGTTGTTGTAGCCATACCACTTACTGTGGTAGTGATTCCAGATGTTGTTACAATACCTACAGTATTAGTTCCGCCAACTTGAGCAGTTCCTCTATTAATATCATCTTCAGTAAGTTTATATTTGAGATACATTCTCTCAATACCATCAAAATGACGTTCCTGAAAATATTGAAGAGCATCATCAACTAAGTCATCTAGTTGATCATCATCTATATTGATTTCCAATACAGGAGCTCCTAACTGCCTCAGTGAGTAATCAACTAATTCCTGTCTGCTTGCTGGTTTTGCCATCAGTATGTACCTCCATCGATGAGTCCGGCATCAAGTGTTCCTGTAACATTTACATTAGTAGAGAATGTTGCAACACCAACAACATCCAATCCCCCGGCAGTAATTCTTACATCATCATTGAAAATAGAAACATTACCAAAGGTTGATACTCCGGCGACGTTGAGTTGGTCTAGATTAGCACCACCAACTACATCAAGACGATTATTGGCATCAACGAGAGAACTGAAGGTCGCAACACCGGCAACATTTAGATCATCTAACTGGGTGTCTCCATCTACATCTAACGTGCTATTAATATCAACAGCATTTGAGAACGTAGAAACACCGGCAACAACCAGTTCATCAACATCTAATTGTCCATCAATATCTAAACCACCATTAGCATCAATAGTAGTAAATGTGGCAATACCAGCAACGTTGAGTTGATCTAGATTGGCACCACCGACTACATCAAGACGATTGTTTGCATCAACGAGTGATGAGAATGTTGCAACACCAGCAACATTAAGGTCATCTACTTGAGTATCTCCATCAACATCTAATGTACTATTAATATCAACAGCAGCACTAAATGTGGATACACCAGCAACAACTAACTCATCTAAATCTGATTGACCATCAACATCAATACCACCAGTACCAATATCTAATTGTGTAGCACTAGTAATTCCAGTAACATTAAGTTGATTTATACTTCCAACAAATGTTATATTACCTGTAAGTGTAGATACACCAGTAACATTTAATTGATCTAAATTAGCACCACCAACAACATCTAATCTGTTATTGGCATCAACGAGAGAACTAAAAGTCGCAACACCAGCAACATTCAAATCGTCTACTTGAGTATCGCCATCTACATCTAATGTGCTGTTAATATCAACCGCATTAGAGAATGTAGAAACACCAGCAACAACTAGTTCATCTAAATCTGTTTGTCCATCTACATCTAATCCTGCATCAATGTCAACCGCAGAATTGAAAGTAGAAACACCGGCAACTATTAACTCATCTACATCTAATTGACCATCAATGTCTATTATGCCATTAATATCAACAGCACCAAGGGTAGTAATCCCAGATACATTTAGTTGGTCTAGATTAGCACCACCGACTACATCAAGACGATTATTGGCATCAACGAGTGATGAGAATGTTGCAACACCAGCAACATTCAAATCGTCTACTTGAGTATCTCCATCAACATCTAATTTTACACCAACCGATAATGTAGCACCATCAAAGGTGAAATTTGAATCATCCTCAAGTTCTCCACCAGTTCCGGCAATTACTACTCGATTATCTGTAAGATCCTCTACTTTAAATGTAT